ATGAAAGCCTCACGGTTAAGATGATCAACACCATCATAAACCATTGTTGTTGCAAGTCGTCTTTCATCATAACGAGGTATATAATTGTCTCCAACTTTAAAAAAATTGAAACCAAGAAATTGCATATTCTGAATATCAAAATCTACTCCTCCATATAAAAATTTGAGTTTTAAACCAAACTTTCCAAAGAAATCTGCCATAAAAGCTTGATCAAGGGCTTGTTCAAAGCCATAATCTAAAGCCATGACACAATCATCTCCGAAAAGTTTGACAATTTGTTCACAAATATAATTAGGATTGGGAAATTTTCCATGCTTATTCTTGTAAATAGTACACAATAAAGTGGCTATTATAAGTATATGACAAAATATATTATCTCTAGTTGTACTTCCTTGTCCTGATCCATTACCATAAGTCTTTTTATAAACTGTTCCATCATAGAGTTTTATTACAAACTCACAAGTGTTATCAACCATCCATTTGAATTCTTTTTGTTCCTGGGGGGACCAAGAGAAAACATTCGCAGCTTTTTCAATAAAAGCATACACATTTCTCAATAAAGGTATAAATTTGTCCCAACCAGAAACATCATAATACAAACGAATAGGTTTAGAATTAAGCGCTCTCGCAAGTTTATCACAACCCCCGGAGTAGGGATTAAAACCATAAGCACTCCATTTAAAATTTTTAAGCTTATTAGAAATCCGTTTTCCATATTTTAATTGTATAAAAGTTAAAAAAACAGAAGGGATGCAAAAAACACGAGCTTTTTTGCGATCCAAAGACTCTTTAGGTAAATATTCTTTCTTTAAAACGCCAGACCATATATCAGGATCGATAAAATCATGTTCGGCGGCCCAGGCTCGATAACCGGGGTCTTGTATAGTGTCTCTTTTTGTACGAAGACCAAAAAAGGTGGCGAGATAGCCACCTGATCTAGCCATATCCATCCAGGAAAACACCTCTTCATTAGAGGCAATCGGGTTCTCACACTTATGACCATAAAACATATCTAGGAAACTCTTTGCAAAAGGAAAACATTCCATGTCTTCAAAGTCATAATTTGGTTTATCATCCCAAGATTTTATAACAAGCTCGAAAGCTTCTGGGGTTGGAACATTGATGTAAAACTCATCTCCAGCTAATTCAATTAATGCATCACAAAAAGGACCATAATATTTTGAATAACAAGACAAGTTACGTCGACGATCAATCTCAGAATGTTTTAATCGATTGTTACTTGGTAAAGTACCGATAAACTGAAGTGAAAAACAATTTCGTTTATCAATTCCCGGACGGATCCGAGGCAATAAGCCCCATTTTGTTTGGGGGGGAATTGGACCTTCAACCCCCTCTAAAAAAGGGACTGAACATAATTATTCCCTCCTTGTTTGGAGGGACCAGACGTGGAAACATGAATTCCAATAATTTTATGTTCTTCAATTAAAAGAGAACCACACCAATAATTGGCTGTGGACGCACTATGTGCTAATTTAGCAACTGTCCCATCAAACTCATAGTTTGTTGGACACATCACAGTTTTTCTTGTCCTAGGATCAATAGCAACAAGACAGGCAACATGTCTACCATTAGTAAAACGAGCAGCTGTTATAGCCTTAGCTTGGGCTTGGAGTTTATCAGCAGGGAGGAGAGTTATATCTCGATCCTCAAGAAACTCAACATTAATCCAACCGAGAGTTTTTAAGGGAATTTGTTTATTTCCAATAACACAATAAACATCATTTGTTAATTGGTGTTTTGTTGAGAGCCAATAATTTTTATCTTTATAATTTATTTTGCAAATAGTTCCACAGTAATGATCATCAAGAGGATTTAACTCCTCAGAAAAAATGGATATCATACTATTATGAAATTCAGTAGATGCAGGAAAAGCAGTATAAGAAGAAGAAGATTGACTCTCTTCTATTTTAACCTTTGATCTCGGTTTTGGATCAATTTGAACAGTTTTCTGGGGTGGAGGTTTTCCTGTTCGAACCTCTTTGGGAACGTCAAAACGAACTTGCTTCACAGTAAGTGGAACGGTCTCTCGAGAAGCTTGTGGTGGTGCTGACTGCCATTGCACATTAGTATTTTTATTCTTATAAAAACACTTTTTTGTACAATATCTTCTAGTATTAGTATGGACAGTTTGACAACCAGGACAAGTCTTAGACTTCAAAGGTGTTACAAAAGCCTCTTTCGCAGGAAGCAAAATACTTTTAGGAACCAAACTTTCCTTTTCGGGTGGTTTGGATTGATCCTCAGTTGTAACTTTTGGACCATTACCTTGTGATGGAGCGTTTGAAGAATACCAATTATCAATTTCCTTAATAATAGCATTCCAATCATCTTTCATTTGTTTCATGATAGCATCATGACGTTCATTTCCGGGAGTTCCGTGAGATCTAAAATCATCAATCTTAGATTTAATAGCATTACGACGAACAATGAGTTCTTTGATATACTTGTTACCAAGTTCAACATCTTCTCGATCTTCATCTGTTCGAGTTCTACGAACATCATGTTTATACTGTTGTTCTTGCTCACGGTTTTCCCGATCTAATTGTTTACGGGAATTATCTTGTTT